GCCAGGCGGCCGTCGCCGTGTCCATCAGCGGACTGGAGCAGCTGCAGAACAGCGGGCCGTCGCAGGTCATCGATCTGCTCGAAAGCCGCATCAAGAACGCCGAGAAGACGTTCATGAACGGCCTCGCCTACGACGTGTACAGCGACGGCACGCTGGCCAACCAGATCGGCGGCCTCCAGTACCTGATCGCCTCCACGCCCACATCGGGCATCATCGGCGGCATCGATCGCGGCACCTGGAACTTCTGGCGCAACATCACGTACAGCGCCCTCACCAACGGCGGCGCCGCTCTCACGTCGGCCAACGTCTATAGCTACATGCTGGCGCTCTACACGCAGTTGATCCGCCAGCAGGATCGGCCTGACCTGATCCTTGCCAGCGACACTGCCTGGCGGGCCTACAACGAGTCGCTCCACGCCATCCAGCGCATCACGTCGACCGACACCGACGTGGCCAAGGCCGGCTACATGAGCGTCAAGTTCATGGACAGCGATGTCGTGCTCGACGGCGGATTCCAGGGCGTCACCGGCGACGGCGCAAACTGGGGCGCGGCTGATGCATTCGTCACCGGCGGCGTGCCGAGTGGCGTGCACTTCTACTTCCTCAACACGAACTACATCTATCTGCGGCCCCATCCCGACCGCAACATGAGCCCGATCGAGCCGCGCCGGTTCTCAGTAAACCAAGATGCGATGGTTGAGCTACAGGGCTGGGCTGGGAATATGACACTCTCGAATGCCTTCCTTCAGGGCGTTTTGACTACGTAGTCGCAAGAAAATGCTTAACCAACTGACCGAGAGTGTGGCATGGTCGGTTCTCCGAATCAAGGGAGAACTGAGCATGCGACTTATCGATCGGATGGGGCAGCGTTACGAGCGCCTCGTGGTGACCGCCCGGGCACCCAATGCCAGCGACACGGATACCAATGCGCGCTGGTTCTGCCGCTGCGATTGCGGCCGAGCCGTCACCGCCTACGGCCAAGACTTGGCCAAGGGCAAAGTCAAGTCGTGCGGATGCCTGAATGCCGAAAGGATCTTCAAGCACGGAAAGGCGAGGTCGCGGGTTTACGGCGTCTGGAAGGATATGCGCCAGCGCTGCGAAAACCCGAAATGCCATGCCTACAAGAATTATGGCGCGAGAGGCATCAAGGTCGATCCTTCATGGGCCGATTTCGATGTCTTCCTTGCGGACATGGGAGAGCCCCCCGAGGGCTATACCATCGACCGCAAGGACAACAATGGGCCTTACTCGAAATCCAACTGCCGTTGGGCGACGATGAAGGACCAGCAGAACAATACGCGCCATAACCGGATGCTTACGGCCTTCGGCAAGACCATGAACGTCACCCAATGGGCGGCTGAAGTGGGCATTCCCTACGACCGTCTTCATTCGCGCCTTCGGTACGGCTGGGAGCCGGAACGGGCGCTCACCGCTCCCACGAAAGGGGCCTGACAATGGCTGCGCTTCCTCTGACGAAGATCGGCACCAACTTCTACCAGACGTACACGAAGTACGACCAGACCGCCGCGATCTCGACAACGAATGACCCGTCCAACCCGAACTATCCGTTCAAGCTCGGCACGATCGAACTCGGCACGGACGGCTCGCGATGGATTTTCGCGGATACGACCACGACCATCGCGCAGTATACCTGTTGCGCGATCAACTCCACCTTCCGCGCGACGGCGATCGGCGGAGCAGGTGCGGCTACCGCGGTGCCTGAAGGTCTGGCCATGCAAATCGGCTTCTATCAGGGCGCCACCTCGCTCACGACTGGCCAGGCCGGCTGGTTCATCCTGTCCGGAACGTTCACCGCGCTGGTGGCATCGGCCGGCATTTCGGTGCCGCTGTACTCGCTCGATACCGCGGGCGCTCTGACTGGCGCGACGAACACGGTCTCGCACTACCAGGTCTCCGGAATCACCTGCGTGGTCACGGCGTCGGGCTCGACGGCGTCAGCGACGCTGGTGGTCGGGAACTCCATCTCGGTCCGCAAGCCGCTGGCTGGCGCGTGATGTTGATATACGCCTCCTCGTGTCAGGGGTACTTCTCCGAGCACGGGGAGGCGTTTATCCGTTCTGCTGAGAAGTGCGGGCACAGGGTCAAGGTCGACATGGCCGAAGACTTCCCGGAGTGGCGCGAGAAGCTGGATTACGACGAAGATCGTATATTCAGCTGCTGGCTGCGCCTGCTTCGCTTGCCAGAGATGCTTGATAGGGAAGATGTGCTGATTCTGGACATCGATTCCATCATTAACAAGCCCATCAAGTTTGACTGCGACATGGCGCTGTTTTTGCGGCCATGGATCGCGCCTTGGCTGGAAAACCTCCAGGTTCTCCTAACGGCATCATACTGGAACATGAGGGCAAAGCCGTTTGCCGAGCGTGTGCGGGAAAAGCTGTTATCGCAGTCTAACCGGTGGGGGGACGATCAGGCGACCGTGTGGCAGGTCTACCAGGAGATGGGGAGCCGATTTGATGTGCTGAAGTTGACGCAAGACTTCGTCTGCTACAACTTCGATCGCGACGCCCCGATCTGGACGTGTAAGGGACCGGCGCGTAAAAGCAACCCAGTGTACCTTGAGAGAAGGGTGGCGTCTTGCTGATTACCGATAACTACCGCGAGCAGAATAGGGAGCTTCATAGAAGCCCCAAGTTCGGCGTGGGAGGCTATAAATGGGCCTCGCGAGTGGTCAATGTTGCCAAGAACAACCATTGCGAATCCATCCTTGACTATGGATGCGGCAAGGGAACCCTGAAAAAGGCACTATTCAACTGGGACGTTAAGGAATACGACCCGGCCGTCGAAGGCAAAACCATTGCCGAACCGGCGGATCTGGTAGTCTGCACCGATGTTCTTGAGCATATCGAGCCAGAGCTACTGGATAGCGTTTTGGAGCACCTTCGAAGCGTCACCAAGCGCACTTTGTTTTTCTGCATCAGCACCAAGTTGGCGCATAACCATGTGCTACCTGATGGGCGCAACCCCCACCTGTCTTTCCACTCCGCGGCATGGTGGAAGAAGAAGCTGTCCGAGAAGTTCTCCATATACGATTGGAATGAGGCCGAAACCTCGTGCTTTGGCGAGGCGCTTCTGATCCCGGAGTTGGGCAAAATCATCTCAATCTCCGCAATGGACGACGTCCGGAGGAACGAGAACGTGCGGCGCAATTGCGCGAAGGTATCAAGGCGCGTCCAGGACGGTGTGCCCCCGCACGATCGGACGGCCTCGCTGGTCTGCTACGGTCCATCGCTCCAGAATACGTGGCCTCTGCTCAAGGGATTGCAGGATGTCTACTGCGTGGGGGCCGCTCACCAGTTCCTGATCGACCGCGGCATCATCCCGCGTGCAATGATCGACTGCGATCCTCGCGCGCGGAATGCGGATCAAATGGGTGCGCCGCATAAGGACGTGAGCTACTGGCTGGCGTCATGTGTCGACCCCTCCTATGTGCGTAAGCTTGCCGGCTACGACCTGTCGCTTTGGCACCTGCATAACGGCCAAGTCTCGGCAGATTTCGTATGGTCAATCGAGCCGGAAGCGTGGCTTTTGATCGGAGGCGGCAGTGTCGGGCTGCGGTCGATCTCTCTACTCTATGCGCGCGGATACCGGAGTTTCGACGTTCACGCCATGGACAGTTCCTATGCGGAAGGCGCGGCTGAAGGTGGACAGTATGCGGGCTCGCATGCCGACCAGAACCCGAAGGCCCTCCTGAACGTCCGCTGCGGTGATCGCTGGTTCAAAACCAATCCCTCCCTTGTGGATTACGCCCGGCAGTTCATGGACGATCTTCGCCTTTGGGAGGGCGCCAAGTTTCGTATGTTCGGCGACGGACTCCTGCAGGAGATGTGCAGGCAAGCGGGGATGCAATGCTGAGGGTTTTCGTAGGCTACGATGACCGGCAGGCGGTTTCCTATCACGTCCTGCATGCTTCGATCATGCGGCATGCCAGCCAGCCTGTGTCGATTACGCCTCTGGTCCTTCCGACGCTGCCGATGAAGCGGCGAGGGCTGACGCCGTTTACCTATTCGCGCTTCATCTGCCCCTATCTTTGCGGTTTCAAGGGGAAGTCCGTGTTCCTTGACGCCGACATGATGGTCCGCGGCGACATTGCCGAGTTGTTCAAGGCGGCTCCAAGTGCTTGCGACGTATCCGTGGTCAAGAACAAGATGAAGTTCGAATGGTCGTCCGTCATGGTATTCGACAACGAGCTTTGCCAGCGACTGACACCGGAATTTATCGATAACGAGCGGCAGAATCCGCTTGGGCTCGGCTGGGCTGAGCGGATCGGTGAGCTGCCGGCCGCGTGGAACCATCTTGTCGGCTACGATGCCCCCAATCCGAAAGCGCGCCTCGTTCACTTTACGCAGGGCGTTCCGATGTGGCCCGAGACTGGCGGATGCGAGTTCGCCAACGAATGGCGCATCGAAATGATGGCTCTCGTTCAAGCCCAGCCTTGGGCGGCCATCATGGGCAGTTCGGTCCACGCCAAGCCGGTTCTTTCGCGACTTCAACAGACGAACAAGGAAAGCCTGCAATGCCCGACGCAATGATGAGCTATGACGCGCCCGGTTCCGACGAGCGCATTTTCGCCGAGTTCCACACCAAGGCGGTCGTCGACCAGGCCCGGTCGAAAGAATCCGGCTATCCGGTGTTCCGGGACGTGGTGTTCGTGAAGATCATCCAGCCTGGCGACTCGCGGCTGAGCGAGTACAACCAGCCAGCGCGGCCGGTCGACATCGAGCGCTTTCCGCGGCAGTACGCGGCGTTCCAGCGTGGGCAGAAGCAGGAGGTGGAGGGCGCTCCGCTGTCGCTCCTGTTCCCGTCCGAGCCCGCGATCGTCGAGAACTTCCGCCGCGCAGGCGTCTTCGTGGTCGAGCAGCTGGCTGGCCTCAGCGACACCGGCATTCAAGAGATCGGACTGGGCGGTCGCCAGTACAAGATGAAGGCGCAGGCGTGGCTGCAGGAGGCCGAGAAGGGCAAGAGCTTTCACGGCATGGCCGATCGGCTCGACGCGCTGGAACTCGCCAGCCGTGCCAAAGATGACAAGATCGCCGCTCTGGAGGCCGCCCTCGCCGATGCGCAGGCCAAGGCTGACGAGCTCCCCCGCCGCGGTCCCGGCCGCCCAACCAACGCCGAGCTTGCCGCTCGGGAAGCCCGAAAGGAGATCGCATAATGCTCGCCAAGGACCTCATGGGCGTCGGTATGCCGGCGGAGTATTCGAGCCGCGAGGGCTACCCGTCGCAGGCAGCCGTGACTGCGGCTGGCACGACCACGGCGAATGCGACCGTCCTGCTCAAGGAGCAGCGTTCAATCGTGGTGACCGGAAGCGGCTCGGATGGCGTGCGTCTGCCCTCCACCGCCGAATTGATGGTCCCCTACGTCATCGCCGTGACGGGCGGTACAGCCAAGGTCTATCCGCCGACCAGCGGCACGTTCAATGGAGCCGCGGCAGATACCCCGATCGCCATCGTGGTCCAGCTCTGCGGCGTCTTCATGCGCTATTCGTCCACCGGCTGGTTTGCCATCGGCACTGTCGCCCCGGCCTGATCCCATGGACCTGCTGACGATCGTCCAAACCGCGTGCAACGAGCTTGGGCTTGTCGCCCCGGCCTCTGTCGTGGGTTCGGCCGATTTGCAGATCAAGCAGCTGTTGGCGCTGGTCAATCGCGACGGCATCGAGGTGTTCAAGTCGAAGGATTGGACGAGCCTTCAGGGTGAGCAGGTCATCAACCTCGAAACGCCGATCACGGTGACCGGTGACGTTACGACCGGGTCGACCACGATCACCAACGTGTCGAGCACGACGGGCATCGTCTCCGGGGCGTTCTCGGTCTCGGGCACCGGCATGCCGCAGGCGCAGCGCGTCACCGGCACCGTGACCGCGACCACGGTCGATTGCGAGATGGAGGCCACCGCTACGGATACCGGCGTCACGCTGACCTTCGCGCGCGACACGTACAACATCGTCAGCAACTTCGACCGCTACATCCCGCACACGTGGTGGGACCGCACGAACCATTGGATGCTAGTGGGGCCGCAGTCGCCGCAGTTCGACCAGTGGCAGCGCTCGGGCATCGTCACGACCGGCCCGCGGCGGCGCTGGCGGCAAATCGGCAAGAAGCCGACCGCATTCCGCCTCTGGCCTCCGCCGGCAGCAACCACCGTCCCCGCCGCGCTCGTGTTCGAGTATGTGAGCAACGGCTGGGTCGAGGCCGTGGACGGCACGACGAAGAACCGGTTTACCGCCGACACTGACGTTCCGTTGTTCGACGAGGATATGCTGATACTTGGAGTAAAGTGGAGGTTCTTCGCCGTCAAAGGTTTTGACTATGCAGCAATGCAAGCAGAGTACGTCGATTTCGTAAATAGAGAAAGAGCCCGTGACGGTGGTATGCCTGACTTGTCTTTGAACCGAAGGCGGTTCCCCTTGCTGATTACTAGCGCAAACGTGCAGGATGGGTTCTTCCCGGGATGACCCTTTTCGTGCCCAACACCGACAGCGTGGTCCAGGCGGTAACGAACGTGTCGGCGACGCTGGCGCTGCCGACCGCGACGCTCGGGACCAACCCGGCGCTGCGGCTGAAGCGCATGGCAGGCACGTGCAATCTCATCTGGGTGCGCTTTGGTGCTTCCGGAGCCGTCACTGCGGCGCAGACGAACTCCATGGTCATCCCTGTGACCGGTGAGACGATCATCGTCGGCATCAAGACCGGTTCAACGCATGTCGCCATCCTCGCCGATGGCTACACCAACTCGTTCAACATCACGCAGGGCAATGTGCCGGTATGAGGAAGCTGGCATACCAGAGCGGATCGGGGCTCCAGGTGCCGGGCCGGGTACAGATTGCTGTGCCTATGGTGGCGACTGGCGCATCGGTGCCGGCGCCCATCGAGGGTTGGGATGCCGTGTCGCCGATCGCCGCGATGTCGCCAAAGAGGGCGACCCAACTCGACAACTTCTTCCCACAGCCTGACTTCGTGGAGCTTCGTCGCGGCTTCATCCGGCACGCCGATACGGCGACCACGCTGCCGGTCGAGACCCTGATGGCCTACGAGGGCGTGGCCACCCGTCGCCTGTTCGCCGCGTCGGATGACAGCATTTTCGACGTGACCGGCGGCACCTCCACCGTACAGGTCACCGGCCTCACCAACGCGCGGTTCCAGTACATCAACTTCGCGACCACGGGCGGACTGTTCCTCTACGCGGTCAATGGAGCGGATGATCCACAGTATTACGATGGTGCGGTGTGGGCTGTAGCAACCATTACAGGGATGTCGGCGGCGGCGATCGACGTGAACGCGCACAAGAATCGCATCTGGTTCGTGGCGCAGGACTCATCGGACGCCTATTACCTGCCGGTCGATTCGATTCAAGGTGCGGCGACGAAGTTCCCGCTCGGGGGTCTGTTCACTGAGGGCGGACACCTGCGCTCGATGGGAACATGGTCGATCGATGCCGGCGATGGCCCTGACGACTATGCCGTGTTTCTGTCCTCGCGCGGCCAGGTGGCGATCTATCGTGGCGTGGACCCGGCCGTCGACTTCGTCCTCGTCGGCGTGTTCGACATGGGCGCCCCGATCGGGCAGCGGTGCCTGACGCGCGTGGGTGCCGATATCGCCATCATCTCGATTGACGGTGTGGTGCCGCTCTCCCGCGCCATGATCTTCGAGCGCGCCGCGGTGCAGAAGGTGGCGCTGACCGAGCGCATCCAGCGTGTGATGAACCAATCCGCACGGGATTGGGGCGACCACTTCGGCTGGCAGCTGATCAGCTATCCCAAGGGCACTCGGGCGATCCTAAACGTTCCGGTGGTCGAGAACGAGACGCAATACCAGTACGTCATGAACACGCTGAGCGGGGCTTGGTGTCGATTCTTGGGCATGAATGGCTCATGCTGGGAACTGCTTAACGATACGCTCTACTTCGGTGGAAATGACGGCGTGGTCTACGAGGCCGACACGTCGGGCACGGATCACGGCGCGGTACTGCATGGCGAATTGCGCACGGCATTCAACTACTTCGGCCAGCGTGGCCGGCAGAAGCGCTGGACCATGTGCCGGCCGCAGCTGACGACGGACGGCCAAGTCAATCCGGGCTTGGCGCTGAATGTTGACTTCCGCACCGATGCACCGATCTCGACGCCGACCACAATTGCCACTTCTGCGGCACTCTGGGACGAGGCGTTGTGGGATGTCGACGTGTGGCCCACTGAAACGTCGGTGCAGGCCAACTGGACCACCGTGGCGGGGCTCGGCTACTGCGCCTCCATCCGCATGGCGGTGGATGTGTCGAGCGGCAGCACGGGCCTAGCAGCTGTGTGGGGCGTTAGTCTGTGGGGCTTTGGGACATGGGGCGAGGTGACCACGCCTGAGATCGCGCTGCAGGTGAACGCCTTCGACATCACGTACGAAGTGGGGTCGATCGTCTGATGCATCTCATTTTGGGCCACGATCAGGCGGTTGCGGACTGGGTCGCTTCGATCCTCGGGAAGCCGTTTCAGGCGCCGTTCACTGCGTTCGGCCTTGTGGATGGGACTGGGCACCTCCGCGGCGGGTTCGTGTTCACCGGCTACACTGGCGATGCCATCGAAATGAGCGTGGCCGGCGCTGGGTGCATGACCCGCGGCGCCTGGCGAGCAGTCGACGAGTATGTGTTCCGGCAGCTGCGTTGCGCCCGCCTCCAAGTGCACACGCGGAAGGACAACAAGCGCGTCCGCAGGCTGGCCCCGAAACTCGGATTCCACCACGAAGGCACCGCCCGCCGGCTCTACGGCGCAATGGATGGCATTGCCTATTCTCTCACGCGGGATGACATGCCCGAATTCCGCAAGCGGTGGAGGCTATAATGCAAGCCCCGTCAGCCCCGGCCGCGCCAGATCCAGTGAAGACTGCGCAAGCTCAGGCGCAGATGAACAAAGACACGGCTGTAGCCCAGTATGGTCTTAACGCGACAAATCAGGTCACGCCGCAAGGCACGCTCACCTATCGTCAAATCGGCAAGTGGGACGACGGCACGCCTCGGTTCGAGGCCACGCAAGCGTATTCTCCGCAGGAACAGGCCCTTGCTGATCTGACGAATCAGACGCAGCAGAACCTGGGCAACATCGGCGTCAGCCAGTCCGCCAAGATCGGCAATCTGCTCAACCAGCCGGTGACGCTCGGTAACGAGTCGACTGAGGCCCGGCTATACGACCTTGGCAGCAAGCGGCTCGACCCGAGGTTCCAGCAGGAGCAATCGGCCCTCGAAACGCAGCTGATCAACAAGGGCATCCGGCCCGGCTCGGAGGCGTGGAACAATGCGCAGACCCAATTCGGGCAGAACAAGAACGACGCCTATAATCAGCTTCTCCTGCAGGGCCGCGGCCAAGCGATCCAGGAGGGGTTGACCGAGCGCAATCAACCCATCAACGAGATCACGGCGCTGATGAGCGGTTCTCAGGTCTCGCAGCCGAACTTCACGAATACGCCTCAGCCGGGCGTGGCTCCGACCGACTACATCGGCGCTGTGGGGCAGAGCCTCAACCAGCAGAACGTCGGATATAACGCACAGCTTCAGAATCAGCAGAACATGATGTCTGGCCTGTTCGGGCTCGGCAAGACCGCGCTCGGGGGCTGGATGATGTCCAGCCGCAAGGCGAAAACCGACATCGAGAAGGTCGGGAAGCTCGACAATGGGCTGAACCTGTACAAGTTCCGCTATAAGCCCGAGTTCGGCGGTGGACTGATGCAGCTTGGCCTGATGGCGGACGAGGTCAAGAAGGTCGCGCCGGATGCCACGGCGGAAGTCATGCCGGGGATTGACGCCGTGAACTATACGGCTGTGGCGGAGGCGCTCAATGGATCCGCTTGACCTTCTCGCGATCGGAATGCAGCCGTCCGGAGGCGATGCCGGCGCCGTTGGCTCGTCGATCATGGACCTGCTCAAGGCGGCGCGCCCGTCGCCCGAGCAGGCCAAGCGCATGGATGCCATCCAGCGCATCAGCGGGGCACTCGATGCCGCGCCACCCACCCAAGGACCGCAGCCGGCCACGGCGATGCCCCAACATGCCGCGCCCGTCGTTCCGCAGGTGGCGGCACTCCCAGTACAGGGCGGTGGCCAGTTCCCGATGGCTGCCACTCCGCCACGCCGGCCGGGCGGGATGATGGCGCTCGGCGCCGCCCACCTGCCGATCATGGGAATGGGGTCTTCCTATGGTTGACAGCGGCACCTATACACCCGAGGCGATTGCCCGGCGCATGCAGATCGCGCAGCAGCTGTTCGACTTCTCGAAGGAGAAGCCGGTCCATCATTGGGCGCAGGGCCTAGACGAGCTTGCGAAGGGCGCGATCGGCGGCAATATGTTCGCCCAGTCGGAGGAAAACGAGCGCAAGTCCCGCTACGACAGTAATAACGCCATGCTGCAGGCGCTCGGGCTGCCGAACCAAACCCCGTATGTGCCGCAGTATCAGAGCCCGATCGATCGGGTCGCCTCGCTGTTCGGTGGCGGGTCGTCGCCGGCCGCCGCGGCACCTGTGGAGTCCCCGCCTGCCCCGCCCATGGGCACGGCATCGCCATCCCCAGTTAGCTCAGCACCAGAAATGCGCTCTCCGGTTGCACCGGCCGGGCGACTTGCCTTGCCGGTCACTCCTGCCGCGATGGATGACCCGAACAGCGATTACAATCGGTCATTGCTGGCGCCCCCTCCTGCCGGCCGCGCTGGGGTCGCCGCGGCCCTGAGCCGGCCCGAGGTGATGCCGACGCCAAAGGTGTGGGGCGACAGCGAGGCGGAGGCCGCGGGACTCTACGAGCCGCGCCCCGGAGGCCAGCCGTCCGCGCTCGCCCCGTCCGCGCCCGTGCCCGTGATCCCGGCGGCACCTCCGCCTCCCACGGCCAGCACCGGCCTACTCGCCGACATGCCCATGGAGAAGCGCCGGCAGATCGCTGCGCTGCTCTCCAACCCCGGCACGCAGGCCATGGGGCAGACCTTGCTCGCCAAGACTCTCGGGGAGAGCGGAAACACCGACGAGATCAAGGAATACAATCTGTCCGTCCAGCAGGATCGCGCTGCCGGCCGCGCCCCGCCGTCGTTCTACGACTGGAAGACTGGGCTGAAGAAGGCCGGGGCGCAAACTCTCACGATTGACCAGAGGGGAGAGAGCGAATTCCAGAAGATTGGCGCCAAGCAGCAGGCCGAGCGGTTCAATGAACTAGCTGCCGATGGGCCGAACGCCAAGCAAATGCTGTCCGACATGAACACGCTGGTGGATCTCGGCAAGAACATCGGCACCGGCAAGGGGGCCGAGGTGAAGGCGGCGCTTGGACCCTATGCGGATGCGCTGGGAATCAAGGTCGAGGGCCTGAGCGATATCCAGGCATACGAGGCCATCGTCAATCGGGTTGCGCCGTCGCTGCGCGTGAAGGGATCGGGCGCCCAGTCCGATTACGAGTTGAAGAACTTCGTCAAGTCGCTGCCTTCGCTCGGGAACACCCCAGAAGGCAATGCGATCATGAAGACCACGCTTGATGGCCTCTACCAGAACAAGGTGCGCGCGGCAGAGATTGGAGCGAAAGCACTGACCGGAGAGATCAGCCGGCCGGATGCCGAGAAGATGCTACGGCAGTTGCCCGACCCCATGGAGGGATATCGCGAGTTCCAGAAGCAGCGCAAGGAGCCTGCTGCCGCCCCGGCCGCTGCTGGCCAGCCTGACCGTTCTGCGATCGAGGCCGAGATGAAGCGGAGGGGCCTCAAGCCGTGACCGATCTGACCGCCCTTTCCGATGCGGATCTTCTGGCGCTGGCGCGTGGCAATTCTGCCACACCTGCCGCAACGCCAGTTGCCAAGCCGCTTTCGGAAATGACGGATGACGAACTCCGGGCGGCGCATCAGGCGACATCCGTCCCGGCGGACATCGTCCAGTCTGCTGCGTCTGGCGCCGCCAAGTCCCTCGTGAACACACCGCGCGCGCTCCGCGACCTGCCTGAACTGCCGACGCGCGCACTCGCATGGATCGCCGAGCATGTGTTGCCCGAAGGCGTGTCCAGCCAGATCAAAGGCGCTCGGGAGGCGCTCCAGGGCCTCTACGCCCCCGACACGATCGACCGCGCGACGGCCAAGGTTGAGGCCGCAATTCCGCAGCACGAGCCCGAGACGAAGTATGGAGAATACGCAAAAACCGCGGGCGAGTTCCTTGGATCGCCGCTGAGCTATCTCGGGCCCGGAAGTATCGGCGCGAAAATCCTGACCGCGACCACCGGCGGAGTGGGATCGGAGGCGGCCGGGCAGGCAACGAAAGGCTCGAAGTATGAGGAATTGGCCCGGCTACTCGGCGCAGGTGCCGGTGCACTTGCCCCCAGCGCCGCGGCTCGTGTCGTAACGCCGCTCCCGATCTCCGCCCGCCGGCAAGCGCTCGTCGACACGCTGACGCAGGAGGGCATTCAGCCGACCGCCGGCCAGATCACCGGGCGTCCTGCGCTGCGCTATGCCGAAAGCGCGCTGGGGGACTATCCGGGCGCGGGCGGGCAGGCCGCAAGAGCGCAGGAGCGCTCGGCCGAGCAGTTCACTGAGGCGGCCATGGGGCGCACGGGCGAAGTTGTTCGTGCGGCGCCTGACGAGCCCATTCTGGCTAATCCGGAGCGGATGACTGCCGCAAGGGATCGGATCGCGGGCGAGTTCAATGACCTGTCCGCTCGCAATACGCTGATTTTTGACCAGCCGTTCGTGAACGAAATCCATCGGATCGCCACGGACTACGGCCGCACGCTTCCGGTGCAGCAGCGTGAGATCGTCGCGAACTACATCCAAGACTTGACCAATGCCGCCGCGCACCCTCCGGGCGGTCTCGCCGCACTGCCGGGCGAAATCTATCAGCGGACGCGATCACGATTGACGACGCAGTCCAATTCCATGCGTCAAGCCGATGGGCATTTCTCGAATGTTCTCCGCGAGATGCGAAATGCCCTGGACGCAGCCATGGAGCGGTCGATCCAAGCGACAAACCCCGCCGATGTCGGCGCATGGGCCGCCGCTCGCCGCCAATACGGCAACATGCGGGACATCGAGCGCGGCGCCGCGGCATCTGGCGAGCAGGCGGCCGAGGGTCTGCTGTCGCCCATGCAACTGCGGACGGGCCTTGCATCTGGCGCCAACCGGGGTCGCTATGCCCGAGGCGAGGGCGACTTG